CTAAGCCAGTTCCATTGACGGTAGGTCTTTCGCTAACTAGCGCCGAACCAGCAACGTCTAACGTGCCTTGAGGACTTTAGTTATTTATACCTATGGCGCCAGATGTAACGTATAGGGTTGAGATGTTACCGGTTCCAGCTTCAAGCCCTTCTAAAAACGTTTTTTTACCAGATATGGCTTGATCGCCAGTCGTGTAAACAAGGTTTTCAATACCGGTAATGAAACCGCTCGGGTTACTATTAAGGTAATATCCAGATAAATCTCCAGATGTTGCTAATCCAGATATGCTATATATATCTAATTTCTTATTAACCCAAATATTATTTTCATTAAAAAATAAAACATCGCCGCTTGATGGTAAGTTAATATTTACATCGTGAAGGAGATCTAAATGTGTTCCGGTATTTAAACTGACATATATTGCTCCATCTATAGCATCTTTTTTAATACAAAAACCTATAAAAATAGCATGATTAGGAGCTGTTGGGGGAGAATTTATAATAGCTCCATCTATAGTTGGGGAAAGATATAATTTGTCTCCGACTTCAAAATTTAATGTATTAATTCCATCTAATATTCCATTAACTACTATTGATCCGTATTCGCCATTTAATATGTCATCAATTGCTAATCCAATTACATCTGAATCGTGTATGTTATTAGATACGGCTTTTTCTACAATTGGATAAGATCCATCTCCTCCAATAAAAGATACTATACTGCCTCTGTTTATAGTGGATCCAGATCCGTTATAAACTGTTTGAATTAAATATTCCGTGCTTTGAATTGATGGCAAATCTTGCCAAATAGTATCATAATTATTATTGGTTTTTTTTACTAAAAATTGACCAATTGACCCGCCAGCTGGGACGCCAATACTCGGGTCTGCCCAAGTTGTATCATAATTATTATTAGTGGACTTAACTAATACTTGACCTTGCGAGCCGCCTATAGGCACCCCAATCCCAGTAGCAGATATTTCAAGCGACTGACGTTCAATTTTAACTATTGAAGCATCATTAATCATAATTTAATTTTGCGCGGTAAACCCGCACCAAAACTTTCCGTTTCCGCTTGAAATTGCTCTGACCTCAGTGACAGGAGTTGTTAAATAAGCAGGAAGAGCGTATCCAGTACTTAATCCAGAAAAAGAATAAAAATCAACCCATCCATTTTCAAAAAATGGGCTTTTATATTGAAGAAAAACGCTTCCGTTTCCACTTCCATAAGCGGTAAATGCAGCGTCTCTAGATCTAGCCATATTAACTGCTTCGCCTGTAAACGGCGCTTGTTGGCCTGTTAGCAATAATTTTGTTTGTATAAAAAAATGATTCATATATTTATATTGGTTACACTTTATTAAGATAAAATTCCGCTTTTTAATCTATTTAAAGTTCTTCTAGTTAAAGCCATTTCCATGAATTGACACTCGTCAGGTCTAATAGACCAAATTTCTCCAGAAGGAACTGTTTTTCCATCTACATCGATATGTTCTTCCCACTTGTCGTAACAAAGCATTCCTATTTCAAACGCGTCTAAACCATGGACTTGAAACTTCTCATGAATATCTTGAGCTATATGCCCAATATGCCATCTTGCTCCAGACAAACCTTTTTGAGCTACTGCGTCTTTAAATTTATATCTAACATAATTAACTTGCTCCCATGCATCTAACCAAGTGTCTGGAATTTCTGATATTTCTGTTTTTAAATTTTCATCGGAAGTTTGTATTGATGTGGTTGAAGCATACACGGTGCTCCAGGCTCTAGTCGGCTGACCTAGAGCTCTTGTTCCACTATTTATAGGAGCAAAAAAAGTATTAGTTAATTGATAAGCTGTTGTTCCAGCTGGAAATTGAAAGTTAATATTGTCAGTCGCGGCAAATGTACCAATCGATAAATTGGCAGAACTTGTTGCATTTAAGGCATTTCCAGAAAAACCACCTTTAAATGTTGAGGCAGAAATAGAATTAGCGGCTGGATTAACTGTTATAGCACTATCAAAAAATAAACTATTATAGCCTACTGTTCCATTCTGTTGAAATAATAATGGTCTTTCATTAGCGGATGAATCTAAAGCTGTATTCGGAGCAACTATTATATCCGCAGATCCATCGAAAGTAACGTTATTTATTTTTGCAATAGGATTTTTACCAGAAAGTCTATTGGCAAAACTGGCTAATCCACTAAGCGAGCCTATAAAACTAGAAGCAGAGATTGAATTATTCGACGGATTAACGGTTATTCCATTAGTCATCAAATCTTTATATCCGGCAGTATTATTAGAAGTAAATAACAAATAACGATTAGCATTGGTAGCGTCTTGTGTTCCATATCCAGATACCACTATATCAGCAGATCCGTCGAATGTTAATCCATTGATTTTTGCTACGGGATTTTTGCCAGATAATCTTGTTGCAAAAGTAGCTATGCCGTTTAAATTTCCTGCAAAAGTCCCACACGTTAATCTCTTATTTAACGGACTGTATGACAATCCGCTATTTTGTAATAAAAACTTTGAGCCGCTACCTGTTCCATCTGTAAAAACAATATATCTTTCTGTATTGCTATTTGCCAAATTAACATATATTGGATTTACCGCTCCACTTACTAAAACGCCAGTTCCCTTAACATTCAATCCGGATGTAAAATTTTTAACTCCGCCTACTGCTTGATTTGACGTCGTGTTTACAAGAAGAGACCCTAAATTGGCTACTAAGCTAGCAGAGGAATCTGGATCAAAAATAAAATTAGTTTCTGTAAATTCTACATCACAATATTCAAACGTATTTACATTACTATTAAAAGTAGCATTTGTTAAAAATGTTTTTGGTCCAGTTATCGTTTCTGAGCCAGCAATTGTTACTACCTCTCCTAATCTAGCTACGCCAGAGGCGTGATACGTAATGCCAGCCCCAGTTAAGATTGGTCTAGAAAAAAAAGTTTTAGAACCAGAAATGTTTTGACTACCCGTTTGATAAACAAATTGAGTTGTTGGCAAATCTGTATATTTAAAAGTTGAATTAGATAGAGAGTTGAATTGTCCAGTTGAAGTGAAGTATCCAGAGCCATATTGACCAACGAGACCAGAAAAATCTGCATCTATTTGTTTTAAATTTATTTTATTAATACCCATAAAAATTATTTTTTGCTATGGTATAAAATACTTGCGGATCTTATATCTATGCCGTGATTTGCAGCAAGTTCGTCTATTTGACTATAGATTTCCGGATTTGACCTTGACATATCCTGTATGTATAAATCAAAAGTTTTATTCCAGTTTTCTAATTTTTCATTTTGTGCAATTAAAATTGCAATATCAGAAACAATATCGGCTTGTTGTTTATTTAATTTTTTTATTTTAAATTTGGCTTTAAGCGCTGTTTCTATATTCTTTTCAAGAGAAGTTATAGACGCTAAAACTGTCTTCATTTTTTCGCAACTGAATGTTTCTATATTATCTGCCTCGGTTGAAGCCGAGGCTTGTTTCCGTGTTACGAGTTGTTTACCTCCAGTGCCAGTTGGTCTACCGGAATTTCCAGCAGGACTTTTACTTGCTCCTGTTCCAGCTGGAGAGCTAGGATCTTTAGCTCCTCCTATTAATGGCTGATAATAACCTTTCTCTTTTAGGGCTTTGTATTTTTTTGAGATTCGATACTTTCTTCAGAGGTTGGAAGTCTACCGCTTTGAAATACATCAAATCCTTCTTCTGGGGTTAAGACGCCAAGTTCTATGAGTCTAGAATACACTCTACTCATTAATACGTTATCTTCAAAGTCGATATCTTCTAATTTTGGAGTAGGAATTTGTTTAAAACCTAACGCTCTTCCAACCTCCTTCATTTCTGGAATTAAAAAGTCTCTTAAGAATTTCTCACGACCATATCTTAATCTAGCAAAAAAAACTTTTACTTTTATTGAGGTATTTGAAAACTTTTCTTCTCCAAACAAAATACTATTCAACCCCATTCTTATATCGTTATCTAAGATTTCATATTTCTTAGGGTCAAGAAGATTGCCGATATCTGGAATAACAAATTTTGCGTTTGTTGTATAATCCGCAACTAAAACTTTTCCGACGCTTTGATTCTCAAAAAGCTTCCTCATTGAGGCTAAATTTTGCGCGCTTGGCATTCCAACTTTTTCGTCGCCCATTGTTATCATCAACACGGCTTGCTGAACAGACCTAGCAATCGCTTGATCTATTTTTTTTAGTTCAAGTTTTGAATTTATATCTTCTAGAACCGCAAATCCCATAGGCACAGATAGCGGCTCGTAATTTTGCTTTTTATAAAAAATAGCTACTAATCTATCTTTGTCTAATTCTAGCGCAACGTTATTAAGACCAGCTGGGATATTCTTTTTTTGAGAATTTGAAGCTTTCTCCAATAAGTTTTTTATTTCTGGTATTTTTTCGGCTATTTGTTTGTCTGATTCGGTTCTTGGATTTATAAGAGACTGAAGCTCATAGTCGTTTAGCATTTTTACATAAACGTTGTCTAAAAAAGAAGATGATGTTACAATATTTATATCAGATGGATTTAAAATTATGTATTTAACTGGAATTTGCTGATCATCAGAAGATGAAGCGCCAAACGCCTCTTGTATCTTCATCATATTTTCTCTACTGAAGTCTGCTCTGAATTTATAGATAAAAATATTTCCACTTCTATAAAACTCTCTGTAAAACTGATCTTGTAAATCCCAGCTATTTATCTTTTGAAGCCAAAGGTTAAAAAATTTTCTGCTTTGTTCATTTCCACCTGTTAAATAAATATCAGAGAGACTAAACTCTGTCATTAGATCTATTGTGTTTCTAAAAATTGGAACATTCCAATAAGCTTTTTGGCAAAGAACTATTGCGTCTTTGGCTGAAATGTTAGAATTATAATTACCCTTTCCAGTTCCATAAACAAATGGAACAACTCCTTTTTCTAAATTAGAAAATCTATCATTTTTTGTAATTGAAGATGCCACATTTCTTCTCATCGATGTTTCGCCCGTCCTTTCACAGGTTGAGGCGACTGCTATACTCAAATTGTCGTCTAATGAAGCCATGACAGCTTCAGGAATTTCAATCTTTTTATTTTTTTGAGTCATGATGTTAAAGAATCGGATTGCCTTTTATATTTAAGTTTATATATTAAACATTATTTTTATTGACAATTTAAGATATTTTTTTAATTATATTATTGTATAATTCTACACGTTTTATAGAAAAAAGGGTGTAAAATTATACTTAGGCTTTTCTGCTTTATCAGAATTTAAGTCGAAAAAAACCTTAACTGCCCAATTTCCAAGCATTAGCGCGGAATAGTTATCTTTCCTTGGCTTATTAGCGGTTGTCAATCTTCTTAAATGAGCGGGTAAGTCAAAACTCTGTGTTCCGCGAGAGGTTGAAGAAACCTGAATTAGAGCACATTGATCTTTGGTATCTTTAATTATAAAATCTTGCTGCTCCATGAAGTCTCTAACGCCAAGCTTAGCTCTTTCAATGGCGTCTTCTGGAGCGTCATCTATACCTTTTGGATATATATAGTCAATAGGGATATTTAAAGAGAACATTTGATTAACAATATCTGGGTGCGCGCAAGACGCGCTTGCGAACCAAACTCTTTTATGATCAATACAGCTTTGAAGATAACTATTAGCTCTTCCAATGAAAGAAGACGTGAAATACTGCTTAATACATATTGTCCCAGTATCTGAATTGTACTGAGTTTTCGCCTCTTTAAGCATTTCTAAATATTCATCTCCTTCTTTATCTGAATTAAACTCAAAAAAGCCAACCTTCATTCCTTTTGCTTTAAAAATAGCCGAACCATTAGCGGCTTCTATGAATTGATCGCCTCCTGCGTTATCGATAATAACCATTTTTATATTGAAATGAGTTAACAAGTAATAAAAATATTTGATGTGATCCTGGACGCTTGCTCCGGCTTTCTGGTATCCGTGAACGTAAATAGATGTTCCATCTTCTTCATTTAATTCCATAACTGCCATTGCAAAATAGTCAGAACTCTTAGATGCACTAAAGCTTGGATCAATAGCTAAAATGTATTTTTTATCTTTATCTCCAACTATTTTTGTGGTCGGATATTGTCCGTTAGGAACAGTACAAAGTGTCATTTTCTTAGGAGAAAAGTAGCCGTCTCCACCGTCTACAAATCTAGCGCAGTACTCTCTAAGAAAAGCCGAATGACTAATTCCTCCGCTTTTAGCTAATTGAATAACACCTTGATCAATCATATGCTCTGGCAATGACTCGTAACTCATTTGAGAAACAAAATAAGTAGAGTTCTTCATGGCTTCCATTCTGTCTTCTCCTATTCTTTCGCTATCTCCCAGCAAGCTAGGATCTCTAATAATATCAGACCAAATAGAATAAAGCTCAAAAAGATATTCAAATGTATAACTAGCAGAACTCAGCGTTATCATCTTGTTGGCATTCTTAAATACTGTTCTGTCTTTTTCGCTGAGTCTCCCAGCTTTAATCATTTGATCTTCTATTTCTCTAACTCTAATTCTTTCTGCGACATCAAGCGGAGAACTCATAAACGGCATCAAAACCCTCTCAACGATATCTTTAGGCATCAATAAAAACTCATCAATAATTAAAACGGATGCGCGATAGCCTCTAGTATTTTCGCCACCAAGCGGGATAGCAGTTATTGATCCTCCAGTTGGAAGCTCAACCGGATAAACATATTCATCATTTCTTTTAATAGGATCTCTAAAACACTGCTTTGCTAATCCGGCATCCTTAGCATTAAGCATCTTATCTATTTCCATGAAAAGCCTACGAGATGTTCTAAAGTTGGCAGACGCAATTAATATTTTCGTTCCTGGCTCAAAAATGCATTGAAGAATGCAAAATACCGCAGCGCAAAAACTCTTGGAAGCACCTCTACCCCATGTAAGCATAGAAAAATTTCTATTAAACATAGCTTTGATATTTAGCTCTTGGTATTTCTCCAGCTTGATTCCTAAAAATAACTCAGTAGTTAGCCCGATATTTGATTTTAAGAATTTTGCTAGTGTTATTCTAGCGGTAGGGTCATCCATCTCCCCCTTCATTTCCATTAGCTCTTCATTAAAGTGCCTTTCAGGAATTGTTATGTCTTGATTTCCAACTTCCCACATATTTAAATAAGATTTTGCTCGATTAAGTATTGAAAATCTAAAGATTTAGCAGCATCAACATCAAGTGAAAGTATTTTTGGGATAAGACTTGAGGATTCTTTTCTGCCTCCAGAAAAACAAAACTGAACGTTATCTGGATAATTTTTACAAACTTCTCTAAATCTATGAAATATAAAATCGGTAGATGCTTTTGAAAATTTACCTGCTCTGGAGTAAGAAAAAGATAGAAATTTATTAATATCACACTCCGTTACTACTACTATATATCCGCCAGCAATTTTTGCCCTTTCTATTTCTCGGTTAAATCTTTCGAATCCAGAGGACAGGGTTGAAACTAAATCACTTAAGGATTTCCTTTCAATCGCTAGTAAAGCGTCGCAAGAATAGTCGCCGAATTCAAGTTTTTCAGTAAAAACATCGCAATTGTTAAGTTTTAGAGGCTTTTGTTCTCTTGTGTCAATCGTTATGTTTTTCTTATAAATAAAATTAAAATTTAATTCGTTTTTATTATAGTTATATCTTCTATTTAAGCCGGTAGATTCAATGAAATTATTCAAATCTGGAAAGAAAAATTCATATGTTTTTATAGACGGCAAATAAGAAATTGTCCTCATCTCGGAGCAGGAAGGAAAATGACATACACTTTTTAATTTAGAATGTTCAATAATTTTATTCAATAAGAATTTTTTTGCCAAACCGTCTTTTTCTAACTTAAGCCACGCTAGCATATTTTTCTTATTAGTGAATTCAGTTAGTATGTATTGCTCAAGGCTTTTGAATTCAATAATCTCCTTGGTAAGCAGATCTTTTTTATTTAGATGTTGTTTTAAATAGTGATCTATTTTGAGATCGTGCGTTTTTTTAATATGGTTAATAAAATCATCTTTACTATCAGACGAGTATTCGCATTTGGATTCTTTACATGAAAAATTCATAACAATTAAGTATTGAATATCTCTTTTGGATCGATGCCTCTAATGATAGCCTTAAACTCGTCAACAGATGAAAGCTTCTGAACTTCTTCTTTTAAAGCTTCTCTCTGTCTTTCGGCTAAAGCAATCATCCTTTCCCTATTTTCCTCTTGTTTCCATGCGTAAACAAGATTTAATATAGAAGCATTTTCATTTCTTTTTTCTTCTATTCGTTTTGATCTATTGACTGTTAAACTTTTATATAATTTGTCCTGCCTAGAAATACATTGATTGTATTCTGTTTGAGCATTATTAATAGCCTCATTCAGACTCATGCTTATCTTTCTGCCGTCGGATTCCGAAGCCATGTCATCTAATGATATTCTTAAATATTCTATTCTTCTTTGAATATCTGCCGCAATAACCACCTCATTAGAAAGAGTAATGAATTGATCCAATTCCTCTTGAGTCAAATCATCCTTGTCGTGGGTATATCTAATAAAAGCGTCTTCAAAAAGCTCCCTGTCTTCTTGTCGAGAATAATTATTTATCTGATAAAGAAATCTAAATATCTTTAGATAAGAAAATAAAGATTCAACCCACTTTAATTGGGCTCTTTTTAAGGTATCTTCTTTCCACCCATAGTTTAAATATTTATTTATTCTTGCAATAGCGTGCGTGATTGTAGCTGGGGGTCTATATTGTTCAGTTGGGGCTTCTCCTCTTTTAAAATTCGACGAAGGCTCATAATTTATTGATTCAAACTCTCCCGAATCACTAATTCTTAAGCTTTTTTTATCATCTTGGTCTTGTAAAAATTTTACATAATCGCTTACTGCTCGATGTTCTAAATGTAAGGCGCTAATATTTTCATCGCCTAGCAAATTTCTTGTAAATATAAGCGTAGTAAATCCGTCTTTTTTGTATTCTTCTTTTATTTTTTGTTTTTGCTCCTCGGTTAGAGGAAAAGGTTCCATTTTTTTAATAACATTAACCTTTACTTTTCCAATTTGGAATTCTGCTATGTATTCTTTTATAGCTCTGCCCTCTTTGCTTCTTCCGTCTATTGAATTATTATTAAAAACTTGCCTAGTTAAATCAGAAAGATTAGGACTAGCTCCTTCGGCAAAAGCCGATCTTATCATATCTTCCTGTTCCTTAGAAAGACCTATTTTTTCTTCTTCAGGATTATTCATCTTTTTTAAATGTCAGAAATTACTTGCTTAGCGATTTTATATATTTTATTTTTTATTTTTTTTATTTGCTTATATCCGGGCGATCTATTTTTTTCACTAGTTCTGTATCCCATTTCTTTAGCTGTTTCGATTTCGCTTTTATTATCTATATATAAGTATCCGTAAACTTTCCATTCAACAATCGTTAACTTTTCATGTATTTTTTGATGAAATTTTTCAATTTTGCTTTCGTAGTCTATATAAGTATTTTTATCGTGGATATCTAATGCGGAATTGCTTGAGTTTGGTTCTTGATCGTTAATGTGATTATCATGTATACTAATTGGAAGTTTTATATCGTAAGCATTTTTTTTACCAACTTCCCATTTTGCATAATCCCCACACTCATTACTTTGTAATCCGTATATTGCGCATAAATCTCCGCCTTGATTATACTTACATTGACTACACGGCTTAGAAAAAGAAGAATAGTTATTTCTAATTAGGTTAGTAATTTGATTAGTAATAATTGTATTAAGCCACGGTCTTATGGGTCTTTTATTATCCCACTGCTCCCATTTATTAAAAATATGCAATCTGATTTTCTGACAAACGTCATCAAAATCCATCCATGCTATGGCATTTAGCCTCCATTTACTTTTTCTTTTTAAAAGTTCTTCATTTATTATATAAATACATTCAGAAAAATCCGGCTTTTCTTCAAAAAATTTTTTCTCGTCCAGCATATTAGATTTAATCTATTTCAATTAGACGAGGCGAGCTAGATGCTTCTAATCTAAACTCTTCAAGGATTTGTTCTTTGCTTTTGGTGGGTTTTGAGCCGTCTTCAGAAAATTTAAAGTCATTTGAGTTATTGGCGGTCGAACTGGAGGATGATTCGATTAATTGACCAAATGTAATTCCTCGTTGTGAATTATCTTTCTCAATAACGATACCGGGTTTATTTTTTAAGCTTTTAAAGCTATTGATGTGTTGCTGTATTTGAACATAATCGTCTTCAGGCGCGTATTCGTTGTCGTCAATTTCGTCTTCTTCTGATTCAACAACTTTATTTATTTTTTTTAAAGCCTGAACCTGGTTTTCTAAATCTTTTATTCTTTTTAAATTATCGGAATCTAAAGGGACGCTTTCAGTTTTTTTTACGACTGGCTTATTTAAAACTCCGCTTCCTATTGCTAATCCACATTCTGGACAGAATTTAGGCTTAGAAAACTTGTATTCTATTTTAGCAAAACATTCTTTACAGTATAAGTTCATAGTT